AAATATAAATAAACTAATAGAAACTGCAAAAAATGTAGCAGAAAAAGAATTTAATGAAACAATACAAGAAGATAAAAATAAAGGTAATAATAGTTTAAGTAAATCTCAAAGAGATTATTTAGATTCTAATAATAGAAGAGCATTACCCGGAGAAACAAAAAGTTCTAATAATAAAGATGTAGATAATAGAAAAGGTTTTGTTAAAGGTAGAGATAATCAAGGTTATGGATTTAAAGCTACAAGTGCTAATTATAATAAATCAACAAAAACATTTGACCAAAGATTTAAATAGGAGATAATATGGAAGAAGAAACAATAAATCAAGAAATGCCAAAAAGACAAGGAATGATGGGAGCAGATGTTGCTCCACCTACAACTATAGAATTAAAGATATCTCCTAGAGAAGTATCTAATAATCTACAAAATCTTTCTGAAGAAGAAACAATGTTAATTACACAATTAAATGTACCACAATTTAGAAATTTTATGTCTAAAATATTTGGTTCAGAGTTTGGCACAATTATGGAACAAGCAGTTCCTGAACCACAAGCACAACCTCAACCAGAGGCACAACCAGTTTCACCGCAAGGAGAAAGCCCTGCACCTACGCAAGGACAGGGTATGATGACGCAGCCACCCTCTCAATAGAGGCCCTGCATATAGGGGGCGACCTGAATCCAACAGCACCCCGAAGGAGAATAAATGGAAAAAGACGAACAGAACTCTACTGTTGTAGAGGAACAAAATTCTCAAGCAACAGAAGAAATCGCAACTCCAAACCCATATAAGCACCCTAGTAGGAACTTAATGGATAAGGAAGTCGAAACAACAGCTACCGAAGAATCTAAGGAAGAAACTGACGAGAAGAAACCTAAAGAGGAACGCCCTGTCGGAGTAGAAGATGCCGCTTTTAAGAAGCGATATGACGATTTAAAACGGCATTACGATGAGACAATATCTAAGCATAAAGATGAAGTTCTTAAACTTAAAAAAGAAAAGGAAGCAGTTGCTTCTCAACCTATTTTTAAATCTAAAGAAGATTTAGAAGAGTGGAGAAAAGACTATCCTGATATGTATGATTCTGTTATGCAATTAACTACAGAAGCTACTATGAAATCTAAACAAGAAATGGAAGAACAATTGTTGGAAATAAAAAAACAACAATCTTCTTTGTCTAGAGATAGAGCAGAAGTAGAACTTGCAAAAAAACACCCAGACTTTAAAGAGATTCGTGAAAGCGGAGATTTTCATGACTGGGCTTCAGTACAGGATTCTACAGTACAATCTTGGCTTTATGATAATAGTGACAATCCAAAATCTGCAGCACGTGCAATTGATTTGTATAAGTATGACAGAGGACTTTCTACTAAGAAGGTAAAATATGATACAAAAAAAGAAGCAGCAAAAGCAGTTTCTAAAACTAAAGTATCTGAAACACCAACTGAAAAGAAACAATGGACTTGGGAAGCTATTAAATCTATGAAACCAGATGAATACTCTAAGTTTGAAGCAGACATTGATAAAGCCCATAGAGAAGGTCGCATCGTATAAATAGTTAACTCATATCAATTTTAATAATAACTAATAAATAATAGGAGAAAAAAGATGGCTTTTGATAAAGTATCAGGTAATAATAATCTAGCTAATGGAAACTTTAGCCCGATTATCTATTCCCAAAAAGTCCAAAAGTTCTTTCGTACCGCATCAGTAGTAGAAGCAATTACTAATACTGACTATGCAGGTGAGATTGAAGCTTATGGAGACACAGTAAACATCATAAAAGAACCTACTATTACTGTTAGTGCGTACTCAAGAGGGTCGGTTGTTGATGCACAAGATATCACCGATGACCAAATCCAATTGACTGTTGACCAAGCAAACGCATTTTCTTTTAAAGTTGATGACATTGAGGAAAGACATTCCCATGTTAACTTTGAAAGTGTTGCAACTTCTTCTGGTGCTTATGCACTTAAGAACGCTTATGACAAAAACGTAATCGCAGCAATGGTAGCAGGAGTTAGTTCATCTAGCCCTGACCACTTACTAGGAGCAGACTCAGGTTCTGGAGAAGACCAAGATGTTGGTTTTGCTACAGGAGAAATTGACCCAGTTGACACAATCTCTAAAGTAAATAGATTGTTAAATGCATCGGATGTACCAGAAGAGAACAGATGGTTCTTAGGCGGTCCAGAATTTGTTGAGCAATTAGGTCAAGCTAGTTCTAAACTAATGAGTGATACTACAGGTAATGCAACACCATTAAGAAATGGTAAAGTTATTGCCGGTAAGATTATGAACATGGATGTATATATGACAAATAACTTCGCAGCAAGTTCAACTTCGAACTTCTTCAAAGTATTAGGTGGACATATGTCATCTACAGCGACAGCTAACCATATCGCAAAGATTGAAGTTATCAGACACCCTGAAACTTTTTCTGATGTAGTTAGAGGTCTTCATGTATTTGGAAGAAAAGTATTAAGAGATGATGCTATTGTTCTTTCACACATTTCAATAGACTAATAGGAGGTAATGATTAAATGGCAACTTTTACAGTAACAGGCAACACAGCATCTCCTGTAGCATTACCAACAGGTAAGGCAGTTAGATGTGTGACACAAGTAGTAGACTTTTCTGAGTTTACAAATGCAAGTGGTGACGTTATTCAAGCAATAGAAGTACCTGCAAACACTTTATGTTTGTATGCAGGTCTAGATGTTTTAACTGCAGATAGTGCAGGTAATTCAGGAACTCTATCACTTGGTGATGGTGCAGACGTAGATGCTTTTGTATCTGCTTCAACTGCAACCGCAGGTATGGAAACAACTAGAGCAAGAGCAGGAGACAGTTCAATGGGTACAACATCTATTGGATATAGAATCTATGCTGCTGCTGACACTATCGACTTAGTAGTAGCAACAGGTGCAGTAGACTGTAAAGTCCGTGTATTCTGTGTACTTGCTGATTTTGATGGTGAGGGCGATTCCGAAGCACAAAAAGTAACATTTGCATAATAGCAAATAATTAGGGAGGGGTATATTGCCCCTCTCTTAATTTATGAAATTTATTATAATATTATTTATTTTATTTGAATCTTCAACTGAATTAGAAACCTATAAATTTAGATATGAAAATTTTGATAATAAAAAAATATGTAATAATATATTAAATAAACAAAAAGATTTTTTAAACGAAACTGTAATATTACAATTTTCAAATAAAAATATAAAAGAATATAATTTTATTTGTATGACACAAGATAAATATAATGAAATATTACAAAAACAAATAATAGGAGCATAATGGCTACAACTAAAACATATTTACAATTAACTAACTTTGTGTTAAACGAATTGAATGAAGTGGAACTTACAAGTTCTAACTTTAGTTCAAGTAGAGGTGTGCAAACATCTACTAAAAATTTTATTAACAAAGCTATTAATGATTTATATATGGCAGAAGTAGAATGGCCTTGGCTTCATACAGATGGAACACAAGTAACATATACAGGACAACAAGAATATAATTTTCCTTCAGCTTTTAGAAAAGCAAACTTTGATTCTTTTAGATTAGCACCTACTAATTTAATTACTAATGGTGAATTTACATCTAATATAAGTAGTTGGACAACAATAGCAGGTTCTGGTAGTGCAGCTTATACTTCTACAGGTAATGGTAGATTACGATTAAATGATTATGCTGCATATCAATCTATATCTACTATTGTAGGTAAAACATATAATTTAACAGTTAGGGCATTTGATACTAATTCAACAGGACAAGCATTTAAAGTTCAAGTAGGTACTGCAGCAGAAGGTACACAAAATTTAAATACAACATTAACAGTTACAGAATTTGGTAATGGAAAAATATTATCAACTACATTTACTGCAACTGCATCTACTACTTATATAACTATTAATAATACAACTACAGCTACAAATATGGATGTAGATTATGTTAGAGTTAAAAGACAAGAAGAAGCAGTTAAGTTAAAACCCATGACTTATGATGGATATTTACAAGGAACTTTTAGAAGTGATGTAGCAGCCGATGATTCTCAATTTGGTAAACCTTTATATGTATATAGAACACCTGACCATAAAAGTTTTGGATTATCTCCTGTACCAGATTCAGATGATTTTACAGTATTTTTTGAATATTATAAAACACATACAGAGTTATCAGCACATGGAGATACAATGGATTTACCTGACCATTATTCAGATGTTATAGTTAATAGAGCAAAATATTATTTATATAAATTAAAAAATGATGTACCTATGGCTAATATATCTAATGCAGAATATGAAGCAGGAGTTAGAAGAATTAGAACAGAAATGTTAAATCATATTAGTTATATGAAAGATACTAGAGTTAATCTTAATACAAGTAATCGAACAACAAGTAATACTTCTGTATTAACAGTAACATAATATGGCAGCTACTCAACCTTCAGTAGTTAGTTTAGGTGGCGGATTAATCTTAAATAAAGATGTTTTTTCTATGTCTCCGGGGGAAGCATTACAATTACAAAATTTTGAACCTGATATTGAAGGTGGTTATAAAAAAGTTTTAGGAACTACTAAATTTAATTCTAATATAGTTCCTCAAGTATCGGCATCTACAGAAAGAGTAGTATTTAGTATAATCTTTAATGATGTAGTTTTAGCAGGTAGAGGTGGAAGTATACATAGAGCAAGTTCAGGAAGTGGAAGTTGGACATCTACTATTACAAGTTTAGGAACACCTACACAAAATTATGAAAGTAGACTATTCAACTTTGATGGTACAGATAAAATTGTTATTACTACAGGAACTTCTAATCCACAAGTTTTAAATAGTTCTTTTAGTACTACAGCAGTAAGTGCAACAGGTACAGCTAGTTTTAAATTTGTAGAAGTTTTTCATAATCATATATTTTTTGCAGGAGATTCTAGTAATAAACAGCAACTTAGTTTTATGGGGCCAAATCAAACTAATGATTTTACAAGCGATAATGGTGGCGGAACTATTAAAGTTGATACAGAGATTGTAGGATTAAAAGCTTTCCGTGATACTTTATTTATTTTTGGACAAGATAAAATATTTAAATTAACAGGAACTAGTTTAGCAAATTTTGCAGTACAACCTGTTACTAGAAATATAGGATGTACGGATGGAAGAAGTATTCAAGAACTTGCAGGTGATGTTGTATTTTTAGCACCTGATGGTTTAAGAACTATTGCAGGTACAGATAGAATTGATGATATAGAATTAGGAACTGTATCAAAACAAATACAAACTAGAATTAATGATATAACTGCACATAATATTAATTCATTAATTATTAGAAGTAAATCACAATATAGATTATTTTTTCCTACAAGTAGTGACCAAGCAGAAGATTCATCAGCAGGATTATTATCTGTTATTAAAGCTAATCCTAATACAGGTTCTCTTGGATTTGAGTATGGGGATTTTAAAGGATTAAAAGTTTCAAGTTGTGATTCAGGATTTATATCAGGTTCAGAAACTGTTATTAGTGGTGGTTATGATGGTTATATTTATTTACAAGAATCAGGTAATGTATTTACACAAGCTAGTACTACAAAAAATATAAGTAGTATTTACAGGTCTCCTGACATGACAATGGGTGACCCCGGAATTAGAAAAAGTTTTCAAAAAGTAATTTGGAATATTAATCCAACAGGTACTTTATCATCTAGTTTTTTATTAGAATATGACTTTAGTGATGATGAAGTTCCTCAACCAGAGCCATATACTTTATCACAGACAGGTAATATTGCTCAATATGGATTATCAGAATCTACATATGGAACAGCAGTTTATGGTTCTACAGGTTCTAATTTATTAAGACAACCAGTTGAAGGAAGTGGTTTTACAGTTGCAGCAAAAATATTAGATGCAACAAACAATAGTCCAGTCGCCTTAAAAGGTTTTGAAATGGAATTTACAGCAGGAGGAAGAAGATAAAACATGGGTGCAACCTACACAAGACAAAGTTCATCAACTATTGTTGATGGTGCTACAATTGAAGCTACTCATTTTAATAATGAGTTTGACCAATTATTAGCTGCCTTTCAAGCAAGTTCAGGTCATACTCATGACGGGACTGCTAATGAAGGCGGGCCAATAACAAAATTATTAGGAACAGCTATTACTATTGGTGATGCTACATCAGGAACAGATATTGCTGTTACTTTTGATGGAGAATCAAATGATGGTGTATTAACATGGATGGAAGATGAAGATTATTTTAAATTTTCAGATGATATATTAGTTAATAGCACAGAAAAATTACAGTTTAGAGATACTGCAATATATATTAATTCTTCTACAGACGGACAATTAGATTTAGTTGCAGATACAGAAATACAAATAGCAGCTACTACAGTTGATATAAATGGTAATGTAGATGTATCAGGAACTCTTACAGTTGCAGGAGCAGTAGACTTTGGAGATGCAGCTTTATCAAATGTAGGGGCAGTACAATTAGATTCTATTGCAGGTGATGGTGATACAAATACATCTATTACATTTAGTGGTTCAGATGTTATTACAATTGCTACAGGTGGTTCAGGAAGATTAACTATTGGTGATGGAGCATTATCTCCTGTTACTAATAATCAAATAGATTTAGGAACAGCAAGTTTAGAATTTAAAGATGCATACTTCGATGGCACAGTAACAGCAGATGCTTTTGCAGGACCTTTAACAGGTAATGTAACAGGTAATGCTTCTGGTACAGCAGCTACAGTAACAGGTGCAGCACAATCAAATATTACTTCTCTTGGAACATTAACAACACTTACTGTAGATAATGTAATTGTTAATGGGACAACAATAGGGCATACTGATGATACTGATTTAATTACACTAGCAGACGGAGTTGCGACAGTAGCAGGAGAAATATCTGTAACTACTCTTGATATTGGAGGCACTAATATATCTTCAACAGCAGCCGAATTAAATTATAATGATACAGGAGCAGCAGTCGGTACTGTTGTAGCAAGTAAAACAGTTACTGTTGATTCTAATAAAGATGTAGCAAGTTTTAGAAATATTACTCTTACAGGAGAATTAGATGCAGGTTCTTTAGATGTTAGCGGAGATGCTGATATTGATGGTACTCTTGAAGCAGATGCAATTACTGTAGATGGAACAGCTT